CTTAGTCTGAATCCTGAGTGTAGTTCTTGTCCCATTTAATCTAAACCTTCCTCAACTAGATTTGGATTTCCAACTTGTTTAGTTGTCCCCGCAGTTAGTCCCTCTTCAATAGGATACCTACTAGCAACAACACGAGTTCCCACACTTCCAGGACCTGAACTTACAGTACCTCGACCATCTGAACTATCGCTAATTACCATATAAATAACAACAATAAGAACTATTTAAACCTATTTCTTTTTCTTCTTTTCTTTAGGTTCTTCAACTACCTCTACTTCCCCTTCAAACTGTGGATAAACATTAAGGATTTCCTGAGCTCTTTCAGTCTGTCCAGTAGCAACAAAGTGCTTATACAATTTTCTCTGATTTTCTTCTGTCATTTTAAGTTGTCAAATCGCTTATTAATACGATTGCTTTAGGATCTGTAACATAACTAATACCTGCAGTCCACACTCTTACCTTACTTCCAATACCTTCTTCCTGGATAACTCTTGCAGTCATTGGGAATTGTTCTTTGTAAGTTATACTTCTCTTAGGGACCATAACCATAGCATAATCTGTAGTCACACTTGTACTCACCATAACTCTCAATCCTAAGAATCTTGTAACAACTCCACCTTCCATCTTCCCACTAACAAACTCACTAGCTTGTGCACCCTTCTGGAATATCCAATCAAAGAGATGTCTGTATCCTATTGGATCAAGTAACAATACAGCTCCTTCTGGATCATAGTAGTTATCATAGATTAATTTCTTTGCGTGAAGTATATCTTTAACAGGATTACCTGCTGCACTTGCTGCGTCCCACTGATCTCCACCTATAGCAGTAGTTGCAAAAGTCTGAATATTAACAGGAGATTGGCTCTCACTCATAACATCCCAGATGTCATCATTCCTAGCTTTCAAGATTGCTCTTGTAAGGTCTCTTACAGTGGTACCTAGAACGTCTAGGTCTGCACTCTTGATATCTTCCATCGAGATAAAGCCTTCAACAAAATACTTTTTAGGATAGCTTGTGTTTCTAGTCCAATCAACTTCAAGAGTTGCTGGAATACTCAAAGGTGAGACATTTTTAATTGCACTAGGAGTTGTTGCAGTTAAAGTTCCTGCAGTTTTCTGATACCATCTAATACTATCACCATTCATCTTACTAACCTGACATATATTAATAAAATTGTATTCTTCTTCCGCGAACCCCTTTGCTAATTTGTCAACATTAAGTCCACGAATATCCTGCATTTCTACTTTGTCACCCATCTTAACTTAACACCTCAATTACTTCATTACCAGAAGCGGTCTCCAAAGCTGTTCCAATTACTGCAACACCACTCAACACCTCAGCACTTGTTGCCGCTCTAATAAGATTAATACCACTCATAACAACTTTATCTCCTACTTGAATAGCATCATTATTTGCTTTCATGTCATAAACATTTCCAACACCTGGAGGGAATACTGCTATTCTTGTTCTACCGTCACTAGCAATCTTTTCTCTTGCAGCAACTCCTGCATATTGAGCTCCTGCTGTTGTAACAACAGTTCCAGAGCAAGTCCTTGCATCAGTTAGAATTAGTAAAGCACCTTTTTCGATAGCGTTAGTATCAGTGACAACCATATCAACTGGATGTCCTCTTCTTAATTTTAAAACTGCTTCGTTTGCCATAGATATTGTTAACACCACAACTATTTAAATCTTTCGGTTATTCGGTATACCGAATTTATCTCTAACTTCTTGTTGAAATAAGTTAAATCTGTTTCCAACCTCTGCTTCGGCTCTTATGAAATTGGTTTTGTACCATATAAAACCTAACAAAAAACAAAAAAATACATAGATGACGCCGAAAATCATTGTAAGGGATACATCTAAGGAACTTATACCAAAAAGTACAATTAGATACTTGAACATTGCAGTCAAACCATAACCCTTATCGAAGTAAGCTTTCAATAAACAGATTTTATATTTCAACTCAAAGCTGCTCAAAGCCATCTTCATTCTCATAATCATCCTTCAATCCAATTCCTATGGTCTCAACACTTCCTCGATCTATTGGCATCATCTGACCACCTTCCCACTTCCCTATCTTGTTAGCACCTATTGCTTTTCTCAATGCCCAGACAAACTTATCGTGTTTCTTATGTTGAGTAGACTTCCCTTTTCCATAACCTTCATAACTTCCATCAGCTTTTTCTTTACCAAGACAAGTTGTGAGTACCAAGTCCTTACCTTCTCTAGGGAATACTATCTCCCATAACTGAATAGGTCTAACTTGAACTTGGATCATTTGGTCTGCAGGAGCTTCCTTCTTATGTCTATAAGGAAACCACTTTCCCATAAGTTGCCAAATAAAATTATCAACTTCCTTCTTCACTCCTCGTGTCATTAAATACAAATGCATCTTCCATAAATAGACAACCAGCCACATTATTCTTATATTGGAATATTCCAGCTCTTATCATATTCTCGTCGATATCAATACCAATCTTCTGATGTTCAATAAGTGCAATTCCAATATCTATGAAAAAGTCGGTAGTAACCTTAGCTCCAAAAGAGAATCCACCAAGGAAACATAAGATCCCAATAATCACGATAACCACAATATACCATAGTCTCTGTTTCATTTCTCTAGTTCTTGGATTTTTCGATCAGCAACTTTTTGCATCTCTTTAAGAATCTTAACCTCGTTCTCGTGTACTTCTATTTTATCTGTAGCTTGTCCCTTAACATCTTTCCAAAAGACAACTTCCTTATCTTCTACAACAATATCGCCTTTTTTTAGTTTAGTCATCTTTCGGTTTGATCTTGCCAGACATTACATCATTGGCATACTCGGATGGACTTTGCTCTTTCTTCTTTTGAGGACCACCTGCTAGTCCTCTACCACTAACTATTGAATCAGCCATAAGTTTCTCTTGTCTCTTTAGTAGCTGTTCAGTTTTAGCATTAGCCTTCTCTATCCTCTCTGCGAGTTGTTGAGCTTTGGTTAGGGCGTCAAGGTCCTCTGACTCCTCAGAGGACTCTTGCTCTTGCTCAGGCGTCTCCTCTGCCTCTTGGCTTTCTTGAGGTTCTTCTTCCTGAATTTCTTTTTGTTCTTCTTGTGTTTGCTCATCCATTTTTTCTCACCTCCTTACAGCTTTTTTTTAATCTCCTTTAAAAGCTTATTATTATTTTCAACAACTAATTTTAAAGACCCGTTTTGTTTGATTCGATCATAGAGTAGAATTATAGATATGACTATGGGAAAACCTACTTCCTTAATCATCTCAATAATAGCTTCTTCAATCATTTTATAGGTTACCAATATTTAAAGGTGGTTTGGAAAAGGGGTGAGTTTCATGGTTGTAACTCGCTCTTCCTTTCACGATTTAATTTAGTGTCTCTCTTTTGGTCAGAACTTAAAGATTTAACTTGTGTTGTTGAACTTCCTGATCCAACTCCCTGTCCTTTATTCTCCCCAGTAATCTCTGGTTCTATCGACGCTGGGAACTCCAACTCTATCTTAATTGATAATTGAATTCTTAATTGTTCTTCCAAGAATCTCTGGGATCTCTCTATTGTTTGCTGGAATGCAAGATATAAAATTTTAGATGTTGCTTCTGTTGATTCCTTACCCCATCCCATTACAACTTCCGGAACACCAGCCGAAGTTGTAAATACACGGATGAGGTATTTCAACCAAGGTAATGGATCTAATGAAGAATATTGAGGTATTGATAAACTAACCATATCTCTGGTATCAAACGTATCATGTGGAACAAAGATTGGTTCTGACTTTCTATAAGCTTCTTTGTATTTCGATTTTGCTGTATTGATCTCTGTCTCATCATCAGTTTTCACAGGTATAATTTGAACTGGCACAACATACCTGTGAAACAAGACTTTAAGATCATTCATACCTTCATTCCTCATATGGATTAAACTCTCTAACTTCTCACAGAAAGGAATTCCATGAACTTCATCTGCGATTCTATTCCATGATAAGTGGAATATCTCTTCCTTCTTCCATTGATTAACTACTTTTCTTTGACCATCAATAATTATAAACTGTTCATATCTTTTCAACATTCCCTTTTGATCGCAGATTATTTTTATACTTCCTGGGTTAAGAGGTTTTAAGTTAGCCATCTTTCCAGACTTATATCTTACAACCTCTGCAAAACTATCTCCTGCAATCAGACATGTTCTAAATAAGTTTTCTAATAGAGAATTAAAATCATCTTTTCCAAATCCTTTTAAAGCTTTGACTTTTGTCATAGTCGCTTCATCAGCTTTAAATCCTTTTCCAACAGTCCAACTTGCAATCTTATCTATTACCGCCTGAACTTCTGGAATCTTTCTGTAATATCCATGCCACTTATCAAACTCTGGTGTGTATTCAAATTCTTTATCACCTGTTGGTCCATCAGTTTTCCAGCTATTCACTTGAAAGAAGTTAGGATAATCAGCAGTATTACCAGCAGCAGCCATATCATGATAATCAATTCCTGATAAATTCGCAGTTGTTATTTGGTCTATCTTTCCATCTGCCATTTTGTGATTTTATGTTATTTTAAGTTATTTTAGGTTTATAAAGGTTATGTTGTGAAGATATTATGCCCAATTTGTGTATCTGTACCCTTATTTGCAAAGTTAGCAGTTGCATTATTGTTTGCATAATTACCAACAACTATGGTATTATCTACTGTTGAAGCTGTTATGTTTATTCCTGTGGCTGTACCGTAGTTATCAACAACCACATTTCCCATAACAACATTATTATCACACTGAACTAAGATCCCACTAGCATAGTTTATCCTGATGATGTTATTAATAATTATTGCTTCATCACTTGTTAAGTTGTTAATTACAAACTGTCCAAAGTTTTCAAAATAACAATCCTTAATAATTGCTTTCTCACCTGAATTTAAGTAAATCCCTGTATTTGTATTATTCCCATTACCTGAACCTCTAAAGTAGATGTTCTCTATGATGGGCATATTACCTGTGTGTTGAACTTCTATCGCATTAATATTTCCAGAAGTCTGAATCTTTGTTCCTCTTCCTGATCCTCTTAACACTACATTATTTCCTGTTATTGTGATTGCAGAAGTTATAGTCCAAGTTCCTTCCTTAATTAAAACTATTCCACCACCAGCCGGGAGTTCATCTATTGCGGGTTGTATTTTTTCAAAATCTCCTGATCCGTCTTGAGCAACAACCAAAGTACCAAAAGAAGCAATATACCCCGATTTAGGATTTGCAGGATTCTTAGGGTAAGGTGCATCATTGAAGGGTATCGCAAACCTTCTATCAAATCCAACTGGCATTTATAACCCCTGCAGATATGTGACAACATTCTGATCTGCTAGGATTGATAAAGCTCTGTCTGAAGAACTCCATAACAAATCTGCTGTCAAGGCAGCACTAGAAGCGGAGTTGAAATTAGTTTCAGCGTCGTGAACTAGACACATGAAAGTTGCTAAACTGGTCGCTGCCTCTCTTATCAATCCATGTTTAGTTGCATCAAAAGTAGTTTTAAAACTTGTTCTCATAACACAATCAATCATCCCCTCAGCCATCTCAATATTATCTTGGATGTTTGAATCTGTTAAAGTCCCAGTTGCGATTTCATTTAATCTCGCTTTTACTATGGCGTCTGTTGTGTAATAAGTAGTTGCCATTTTATCTTATATATTGATCTACATATGGTATATCTAAGTTATCTGAAGTATTTAAACTTAACTCCGCTATGTAATGATAGCCCATTCTTCGGTTTATCTGTGCATTCAGCTTTCTCATATCAAAAAAGGGCACTTGTTGATAAGTTCCATTCTCCTGCTTCACCCATTTAAATGTCATGAAGTCTGGATTACTTGGGTCCATAACTCTCCACCCATTCCTATACCAAACCTCCATCCACCCATGAGCTCTCCCTCTCCAAGTTCCTTCAACAATCCTCGTCGGTATTCCAGCAGTTCTTAACAATCCAGAAAGTAGAACAACCCTATCTGCCGCAGTTCCATACCCTCTCATTAGAACTCCTTTAGGTCTCCGATCCCACCACTTTAATCCTTCGACTGATCTGCTATAATCCATATTCCAAACTAACTGAAACATTGAATTAAGAGTTTTAGTTTTTGTATGATGAATCAATCTTGCAGCAATTTCCTTAAACTCCTGATCTATATCTCCCATCATATTAATTCTTGTGCTAATATCATTAATATTCCAACCTCTCCAACTCTGATAAGTATAAGGAAAAGTTGAACGTGGTCTTAGTTCTGTAATAATTCCTAAGTCAATCATGTAAGTAAAAATACTCGTGAATCCTTTATAGCCCACAGTCATCAATTTTAAGAAAGTCTCACTTTTCCAACCGTGAGTTAATTTCTGTCTGGGCATCTTTCTTTTGCTTCTGCTAATATAAGTTACATTACCGACCTTAGTTATCCCAGTTGGCATTTTACATTATGAATAATTTTAATCCCTTCTCTTTAATACACCAAGCAGCTCTTATTAATGCTTCGGTTATGTGTGAATACTTACCGAAGATCCTAAGGTTTTTCTCATCACTGTAATCAAACTGAATACTCTCTAAGCTCAACTTCAAATCTGTATGTTTTATTAACCTCATACATCCGAGCTCCATAAGTTTAAGGAGATTAACATACATATCCTCTTTTAGTAATCTCCTTCTAGTCTCTTTAACTGTGACTGTTGCATTATTAAGTCCAACAGCCTTAGTTCTCGTCGCTGTATTCTCCAAAAGAACATCTAACACTGCCCCTCCAATACCTCCATCATCAATAAATATCTTTCTGAAATTATATTTCTGATTTAATTCAAGAACTCTCTGTGCGGTTTGAGTTGTCGCCTCTTTAATTCTAGTTTCAACATAGATAGCTTTGAGGTTTGTTCGGTTTGTGTATTGAACAACAACAAACGCATTTTCATCTCCACCATATCTAGCAACATCAACTCCGAGATAATACTCTCTTCCTGCTGGTGTTTCTCCCGGGTTCAAAGTCATGCACTCATCAATAAGATCAGTTGTGAAAAATCTCTGAAGTTCTTCTAAGAACTCTCCTAAATATTCCTGAGCGTACTGTAACTTAGTCATTCTCCGCTTTTCAATATCTAAAAAAGCTTTCTCCATTCTCGGACAATCCTCAGAACTCACATGCCAATTCTTGAAGTGAGGAGCTTTGAAACATTCATAGAAATATCCAGTCTTTCCTTTTGGTGTTGAGAGTAGAATTTGCTTTCCGCCAGTTGTTGCAAGCATGGGAACAACTGCAGCCCAAACCTCATCTCCAATATAAGCAGCTTCATCAGCGATCAAAATGTCTAAAGTGTAACCTCGGATCCCATACCCTGTTCTCCCAGTTGGTAAACAATAAATCTTCGTGCCATTCTTCAACTTCATGTAACTCTTTGTGGGTTTGTCTTTCTTCTTCCCGACTTGAGAAGGGTCGAGGGCGAGTAAAGTCTCGATCACTTTTTCGAACAGAAGGTAACTCTGCCTTTCCACTGCTGCGATTATCATTATTGTCTTGTTTGGATTCTTCAGAGCATACATCGCAGTCTTCAGAGCTATCACTGTGCTCTTCCCTACCTGCCTTCCTGTCCTTATCGCAATGTTTGAATCCCATTCTTCTAAGACTTCTTTTTGCCAAGGATCAAGTTTTAATCCCAGCTTTTCTATTCCATCCATTTCTAATTTTGTATTCATTATTATAATGATATGCACATAATCCTGATTTATTTTTTGGATGAAGGAGTTTGCCGCATTTTTTACATTTCTTTATCATCCCTCAAAAACCTTAAATTTTACTGTGAATCCTTTTAACTCTCTCTCGAATTCTTTTTTAAGTTTCTTCTGCGATTTCTTCCCAATCTTCGCCTGAATAAACCAAACCACCTTTTCCCGTTCATCAAAAACACACACATCCACAGGTGAGTGAGAACCCGCACTCCGAAAAGCAAGGCATCCACAATTCTTGGCGTGATTAACGAGTTTTCTTTCATAATCTGCTCCCTTTCTATAATTCGCATTAGGCATTTAATCTTGACCTCGCAATTTTAATATATTCTTTCGCAGTTCTTTCTGAACAATAAAACTGTTCACAAATATTAACAACAAACTCATCTTCATTAAGTCTCCTATCCTCTTTCCTAATCTGTTTAAGAATTTTAAGAACCTCATTAATCCTCCAGTTCCTCTCAATCTGTTTTTTATTAAGATTATCCATCTTCTTAAAAGGTAAGTTGGATTTCACTCCAATTAATTTTTTTATTAGGAACATTTTTTTCGTGCATCTCAATAAAGTAATCAAAAAATCTAGGGTCCATAAAATTAGAAAGTTTTGTGATTACATCATTCCTAGAATAGAAATCTTTTATGTTCAACCACTTATTTATCTTCTTTTCTTTTTTCTTTTTCATACACACACAAACACACATAACTTTATAAACCTTTCTCACCACTATTGAGTGAACATTAATAAGTCTATCTTATTAATTGTGTGTGTGTCGCGAAGCTTCAAGCCTTGCTCTATGCTAGCAAAAGTAGGCTAAATTGCATGGTATGGCAGTGTTGCGACTGACGCATGTCCCTATGGGCATACCTTGCCATTTTTGCTGTTTTATGGCTCAAAAGGTATACACACCTTGTCCGCGACACACACACATACTATCGCTCACTTGCTACGCTTTTAATTCTTATCGGAGAGGCATACTCCATGGATTTACTATTACGATGTTTTCTTAGGAATCTAATTACTTTTTGATGTCGTTTAGTTTCTTGTTTATAGAACTTAGGTCCAATATGGTATTTATCAAGTTTCATTATTTAATAAGGGGTTTGGGGTTTATAAATGTGTATGTGTACTGGGGGGTAGTAATATTTTGCTGAAAAAATGTGGGAGGTCCATATATTATATATATCTTATTCTTATTAATAATCGTTATACTAGTATTATATTAACATTATTTAACATTATTTAACATTATTTAACATTATTAACAACTATTAATAACAACTAAGAACTATTAACATGAACTCGAACATTAATAACTTGATTAACAACACTAACAACTTGAACTCGATTGTCTAACAACTTGAATAACTTGAACTCATCCAACACTAACATGATTAGCCGCTACATTATTAACTCGAGTTGGATTATTATGTTGGGGGGTGGAGGCGAACGGAGTGAGCCGAGGGGTGGGTGGTGGGTGTGGTGGGCAGGGGTGGGGTGCAAGAAGTTTCATGCGGGGTGGTGGTGAGGTGGGCATGCAAACTAATTGCACGAGCGGAGCGAGTGGGGGCAGGCGGGGGGTGATGCCCGATAGGCTGAGCCGAAGGCGAAGCTATTGGGGTGGGGGCTAAAGGCATAAGGTTGCAGCCGAGCAATGCGAGGCTGCCCTGTGCCTTTAGCCCAGGGATATGATAGCCATGCGGGAGCATGCTAGCTTTAGGCACTACATATTCAATTCCCTGTGTAAGAAGTTCGCACAATCAAAGCCCTAAGCTTCAACCCAAGCACGCATGGTGTGATGTTGTGAGCTTAGCTCTATGCTAAGCTCAAGCATCCAAACTATAAAAGCTTTGCGGTTGAAGTGCCAAGCCTTTGCTTATTACTGAAGCATAAAAAAAAGGCTAAGGCGAGCGTCTCTGCTCAACCCTAACCTTCTTCTTCATAGCTTTGATATATCCCTCGTTCACATTCAAATACTCGAGATACGCTGGATACATAACTGGTGCTAACCAACCAACACTTACAATAAACAACTCACTAACTCCATGAGTTGCTTCCATAAGTTCAATGTGTTTCTCTAATCCATCCCAATCCTTAGCTGATTGGTAAGCGAAGGCTGCAAACATATTAGTCTGCATACACTCCTCAAAGATAAAACACGCAAACCCGATTGTTCCATGAAGGGTCACAAACAAAATAAACCAAAACTTCCAACCCTTACTTCTGTTCTCTTGCAATGGTATCAATTTACTTCTGTAGGTGTTTCTTACTTGGGTAGATCATCGTGACTTCTTCATCTACATCCGCATTTGTTTTTGGTGCTGCAAACTTTATGCACTTTCCAGGACCCAACACTATGTAACCAGTCACTACTGTATCTTTAACCCACATTCTTCCTATTGGTCTCATCTTCTACAGTACCCCCTTTCAATCACTCGATCCAAACACCTAAGACTTTCAGGTTCACCCAAGTCTGCACACCAATCTGCACAACTTGGATTTATCTTAGATGCTCGATGATACATCTTAGCTGGTGTATCACCGTACTCAATCACTGACGGGAGTGACTGAGAAATACAAAACAAACAACAAACAACTAAACAAATAACGACGAGAACTTGTATATAAGTTTCCAATTTAACCTCCCGGGCGATTTGCCCTGTGGTCGATAAGGGCAAATCGCATGAAGGGAGCGAGGTCCCGCAAAGGGCACGACCTTCCCTGTTATTTCGGTCCGGCAATAGCCGGTCATAAAGCCGGACCGACAATAATAAGGTCG